ACCTAATTCTGCTAAGAATTTTTTAGCATTGTTTTTACGTTCTTCTAATTGTAAAGAAATTAATTCAATTTCTCCTAACTCTACTACTAGAGCTTGAGTTTCTTCTTGAATTGTTTTTAATGATTGTAACTCTTCTTGAGTCAAAACTTGATTTTGTGTAACTGTTTCCATTTTTGTTTTTTATTTTAATTTATTATAAATATTATATTGGTTCATACCCTCGATCACAATATAAAACTAGATTATGAGCTATGTCTTGAGGACCTGTTGTCCAATCTCCTGTATACCATTCCATATAAATTTTACGGGTACCATCATAATCCGCATCTATACTTTCTATAGTTGAGAAAGATGATGTCGAGTAATTAGGTGCAGCCGAAAGTATATAAGGGGTAGGACCAATATATAATGTATATTGAGGATCAGTAGATCCTGTAGCTAAAATTCCATCTATTGTATATGATAAACTAGCACTTATTATTCTAAAACTTGTTGGGTAATTTGTTCCAACATACGTTGATGAAGTTGATAAAGAATCTCCAGTTCCTTTTAATGGGTTTACTGAAAAATAGTAGGATGATTCTGATATTGGGTTTTGGAAGGGTCCATGATGTAATTGTAAAAAGAATGTATCTTTAGATATATCAGCATATGATGTGTTACTAGCTGTTAGTCCATTTAAAGAGTATGATGAGGTTATAGCATATGATGCGCTAGTAATTAATGTTCCCGTTACGGATAATGTTAAGTTAGTTGGACCTTGTATTTCTAAAGATCCAGATAATGTTATATCATATGCTTTTGTACCTGTAAAGGCATCTATTGATTGGGTAACATGCCACACTCTAATGGTACTGTTATCTA